GGCATGGGCAACCGCGATGTGCCCGATGACGGGCAGCGTTATGCGATTGTCGGCTGGAAACAATGGTCGCAGCTTTTGCAGATCAACGAATTTTCCAATGCCGATTATGTCGGCGATGATGACCTTCCGTGGAAGGGAACGCAGGCCAAACGGTGGCTTGGCACGCTGTGGATGCCGCATTCGGGGCTTCCGGTGGCGGACGGCATCCGGTCGTGCTTCTGGTATCACAGAACGGCGATTGGCCATGCGATCGGGGCCGATGTGCAGTCCGACATTACCTGGCACGGCGATCATGCGGCGCATTTCGTCAACAATTCCATGAGCCAGGGTGCGGTGCTTGTTGATGATGCCGGGGTGAGCTGCATCCGGGCCAAGGAATAAGCCGCGACAGAGCGTGGCTTTTGAAGATTTTTCATACAGATAACGGAGACCAAAATGGCAGAAGGTTTTAAAGCCAGAAACCTCAGTGTTCTGGCCTATGCCAACGGCTTTACGCTTTGGCATTACATCACCCCGGATTTCGCCGCCGATGTTGATACGGCGGGCTATTTTGCCGATGCCCGCGACATGCTGCGGGTTGGTGACATCATCATCGCCAATACCAACCGCGATGCCACCATGTCCGGCGGGCTGTTCGTCGTGGCAAGTTCGGGGGCTTTGGGCGTTGATGTCCGCGATATGACGGCGATTGGCAGTTCGAATACGGACTGATCAAACAATTACATTGTACTCTTGGTTGCATTTTGGTTTTGGGTTGCGATCATACGGATGTTATCTTGCTCATATGAAAGCATGATCAAGGACTTAATTGTATGAGAGCCGATGAAGTTGCTCACTATCTGAGTGCAACCAAGTCTTTGTCCGGTACACCGATTTGGATTGCAGGCTCAAAAGACAATCAGTTTCGTTTGAAGTGGCCGGTGATATTCAGGGGTACAGGTGGCACACACTTAGAGATCACCTATAGCAGTGGAGCGCCATATCTTAAATATAGCATGATGTTGATGGTGCCGCCGCCGGTGTTTCGACTTGATGTCGGCAAAGAACTAACCCATATGAACCACAGACCGCATCCTCATATGATTCGAGGGCATCATTATCATCCTTGGGAACTGAACTCGCCCGAAGGGCGGGCTGCAATTCCCAAAAGTTTGCGTGAAGCTCTTCGGTATGACAGGGCAACAGATATCCGAACCGCTTTCGATTGGTTTTGTGATATGGTAGGGATCGCTTCTCCAAGTTCGGAACTTCCCGAACCACCGTTGCGGGAGACGTTGCTATGACAGACAGATATTTGCAAATCTCCTCCGAAATTGTTAAGGCGCGTCCCGTCGAACATGGAACGCTTGTTGATACCACTTGCTTGCTTGCAACAGGTGAAATTGTACAAGTTCTTGTAAGCGGCGGTTTAAACGATGTGGTTGTTTCTGACTGTGGTTTGGCAATGACAGAAATAGAAAACCTTGGAGCGGTTGAAAAGTTTCCGTCCAGGCGCTTTAAAGGCTATGCGTCCAAATTCGGAGTGAATGTTTCTCAAAAGGGGGAACTTTATCTGAAGACTTCTGCCGCTGAAATATCAGCAGCAGTTGTGCTGGTTGCCAACGCCGTTCAGGAAGCGGTTAATACAGAAACATTCCGTATGAAGCCACAGCATCATCGAGATTTGAAGATTGCAGTTGCCGATTTCGTTCGCGAGAAAGATTTGCTTAAATTCGAACGAGATCGCACCATCTCAGGAAAGCATACGGCTCATAAGTTTGAGCATGTATTTGAGAGCAGAAACAATCGATTGATTATTCTGGATACAGTTGTTCCTGACTTAACCTCTATAAGTTCACGTGTAGTTGCTCATATCGATGTGAGAGAAAATTCGGAGATCAAGGCTGAGTCTCTGTTGGTCTATGACGAGACTGATAGCTGGAGAACAGATCGATTAGGGCTTCTTGAACTCGCTGGAACGATTGTACCTTTTGACAGATTGGATGAGGCTATGGCTGTCCGCTTCGGATTGGAAACAACTCATTAGCGAATAGTCCAAATAGACGAATTCGAGCAGCCCGGCCACTGAGCCGGGCTTTTTTGTTTTGGTTCAGATGTGAACCATCTAGGCTTCTACCGACCCCGACAGCAAATGCTGTCGGGTTTTTTTTATGTCCAACACAGGAGAATGCCCATGCAGGGTTCCAAACCGGTCGAATGCGAAGTGCTTAACGTTATCCAGGCGGCGGGTATCTGGCCGGATTGCGATGACAAGACGCAGCTTTTGCAGGCGATCAATACGCTGATTTCGGGTGGCGGCAATGGTGGTGGCGGTGGTGCGACACCGCTTGGCACGGTGCTGCCCTTTGCCGGTGCGACGGCACCGGATGGTTTCATGCTGTGCGATGGTGCCGAACTTTTCGCGAGTGAACATGCCGATCTGTTTGCCGTGATCGGCACGGTTTATGGCGAAGGCGAAGCACCGGGCAGCTTCAAGCTACCGGATTTGCGTGGCCGTGCGGCGATTGGTGCCGGTCAGGGTGTTGATCTGAGTGATCGGGTTCTGGGGGCGATGGCGGGGGCTGAAACCCACCAGCTTACTGTTGATGAGATGCCCGAACACGATGGTCATATTGATGGTGGTATTGGTCAGGCTGGTAATAATGCCGGGGTTTCCTCCAGTTCCTCAGGATCAATCCGCGGGGGCGGCCAGCCGCACAACAACATGCAGCCTTTCGTGGTGCTGAACTACATCATCAAGGTCTGATTTTACGGTTTCAAACCCAATTCCCTCGACCCGGCTGCATCCCGCTGCCGGGTTTTCTTTTGACTGAAACGGAGAATATCCATGCAGTGTAATACACCGGTTGCCAGCGAAGTTCTGAACGTTGTTCTGGCGGCCAATATCGCGCCGGATCGGCAGGATGACACCCAGCTTTTGCAGGCGATCAATACCCTGATTGCCAATGGTGGTTCGGGTGGTAATGGCGGCAATGGTGGCGGTTTCGGTGCCGAAATCGGCTCTGTCACCGCCTTTGCCATGCCGACCCCGCCGGAAGGCTGGCTGGTCTGTGACGGTTCGGCGGTTTCGCGGACCGACTATGCCGATCTTTATGCCGCGATTGGTACCGTCTGGGGCCATGGGGATCAGATTGCCACCTTTAACCTGCCGGATCTTCGCGGCGAGTTTGTTCGTGGTTTTGATGCCGGGCGTGGTGTGGATGCGGATCGTGTGTTCGCGTCATATCAGGATGATGAAACGAAAGCCCATTCTCATTCAAATAATGGGCAAACCGGTGTCATAAACACCTACGGTGATACACATCCTTATCGTCTGGCTCTTGCCGGTTCGGGTACTTTTGCTGCAGGGGAGACTGGTGAATTTGGAGGAGTTGAAACCCGCCCACGCAACGTCGCGATGACCTATGCGATCAAGGCGTTTTATCCGGTTGCCTGATCGGGTGTTGCCTTTCGAATAACGCACTTTTCTATTGCCCCGGCAGCGCAGGTTGCCGGGGTTTTGTTTTTTGAAATGACAGGAGAATGTCTATGTTGGGTTCAACCCCGGTGGATTGCGAAGTCCTTCACGTTATTCAGGCAGCAGGCATTACGCCCAATTGCGATGACAAAACCCAGCTTCTTCAGGCGCTGGATGCCCGCTATCTGGGACAGAATGGTGGTGCATCCGGTGGCACCGAGATCGGTGTGATCGCAGCTCTTGCCATGCCGACCCCGCCGGAAGGCTGGCTGGTTTGTGACGGTTCGGCGGTTTCGCGGACCGATTATGCCGATCTTTATGCCGCGATTGGCACGGTTTGGGGGGATGGTGACCAGATTGCCACCTTTAACCTGCCGGACCTTCGTGGGGAATTCATTCGTGGCTTTGATGCTGGGCGTGGTGTCGATGTGGATCGTGTGTTTGCATCTGATCAGCTTGATCAGATGCAGCGCATTACGGCTCGTGCGTTAGGCTACGGCACTGACGGCGGTATGTTTGCACCGTTTGCGTCATTTGATGGGGCGTTCAGTGAGGCCGAGGCTAATAACAATGGTAGAGCTGCCGTGGGCACCCATAGTGGTTTGGTGTCCGGGTTGGCATTTGACAGTGCTGGCTCGCCAAATGCCCGAGTTGGCGCCGAAACCCGTCCACGCAACGTCGCGATGACCTATGCGATCAAGGCGTTTTATCCGGTGGCGGCTTCGAGCTAGGGCCTGATTGAGTGATGGGCGGGGTCCGGGGTTCCGGGCCCCGCTTTTACCTGCGGCACGCAGGACTGGATTCCCGCCCGCGCGGGAATGACGGCAGGGAAAAGCTCCTTTCCCCGTCACTCCCGCGAAAGCGGGAGTCTATCGTGCCGCATCCTTAAAACCGGCGCTAAGCCTGCCGTCCGATGGTTTTACTGTGCCCCTTTTTCGGCCAGATATCTGGTGACCTGGGCAGCGGCGCGGGCGCGTTGTTCGTAGGTGACGGAGGGGGCGGCGACTTCGATCCAGGTTTTGGCTTCGACATGATCGCGCGCGGCGGCGATGGAAAGATAGTACCAGGCAAGTTCGAGGTCTTCGGTGGTGTATTCGCCGTAATAATGCATCCGGCCCATGGCGGCAAAACCGTTGGTATCGTCAAGTTCGACGGCCTTCTGATACCAGACAATTGCGCCTGCCGGGTCTTCGGGGCCGCCGATGCCGTATTCAAGGAAATGGCCGTAATAGTAAGGGGCATCGGGATCGCCGTTTTCAGCGGCAAGCTTCATCCACTTCCGGGCCAGCACCGGATCGGGTTCGATGCCCTCGGCACCGGACTGGTAGATGGCGGAAAGGTTGTATTGGGCGTAGGCGTCGCCGTCGGAGGCGGCCTTTTCATACCATTCGCGTGCGCGGGGAAGGCTGACATCGACCCCGATGCCGTGCAGATAGCAATCGGCCAGATTGACCATGGCAGACACATCGCCCAGATCGGCGGCGCGCCGATAGTGATAGGCGGCTTCGGTGGCGTCGGGTGCGACGCCTGACCCGTTGAGATACATGACGCCAATCAGGTTGATCGCCCCGGCATGGTTATGATCCGCCGCCTTGCGGGCCAGTTCCATCGCGCGGGGGAAATCCTGCGGCATGCCATCGCCATAATAGGCGGCCAGCGCATCGGCAAAGAGCGGTTCGGTATCGGTTGCCGGGGCGGTCGCCGTCGGTTCGGGGGCGGGTTTGGGTGCCGGTTCGGGTGCGGGAGCTGGTTCGATCTCGACGAGCCGGAAGGATGTAAAGCGTTCGGTTATCGTGCCGTTGGCATCCATGGTCCGGTTGGTGAAGGGGCAGGGTTCTGATGCCGGGTAGGTCGTAATCGCGTCGCCGTCGGCCAGAACCGCGATGGCCGGGGCGTAACCCTGTTTGGCGGCGCAATTATACCAGCCTTCGGCTTCGTCGAAGGCGTCAAAGAAAAGGAATTGGCTTTCGAGATATTCGGCCAGAGCGAACTGTGCAGCGGGATCGCCATTCATGGCGGCGTCGCGCAGGGCGTCTTCATCGAAAGTCCCGGCGGTCGGATCAGCGGGTTTCGGATCGTCGGCGGTGTAACCGGCCCCGGTGTAATAGCATTCGCCGGTTTCGCTGATATCGAAATTGGCGTTGATGTTTTGCAGCTGATCAATGGCGGGCTGGTCACCCTGCAGGGCAGCGCATTCAAGCAGGCGGGTGATGGTGAAATGTTCATCATCGTCAATGTCGCCGTCCTCGGCATACTCGTAGGACAGCAAGATCGCCAGCAGGCGCTGGGCCTCGGCATTGCCTGCGTAGGACTTGCGCCAGTAATTATCGATCAGGATGTCGTCATCGATACTTTGGGCCGATGTGACGGCAGATGTGCCGATGATTCCGATCAGGAAAAGCGATGCGAAAAGCTGGGACCGCGACATTGATGCTCCATTCCTGCGGGCCGGTTGGTTCGGGCGGCCACTGACTACCCGGTCTGTTCCGACCGGTTGATACGGATTTTGACAATATTTCAACGATATCGGCAACCGGGAATTGAAGGGAACGCGATATGGCACTGAGCGACATCGCACTTTGTGCGCGTGCATTGGTGATGATCGGGGCGGCACCGATTGTTTCGTTTGAGGATGACACGGCCGAGGCGGAGGTGGCGGGGATGTTGTATCCGGCTATCCGGGACGGGATGCTGGCGGCGTATCCTTGGCGGTTTGCCGCGCGTGGGGCGTGGCTGGCGCGGAGGGAGAGTGAGGAAGTTTTGGGCGCTGGCGAGGGCATGTTTGTCCTGCCCGGGGATTTTATCCGGTTGCTGTCGCTTGAGACCGAGGGCGGGGCGGTGCCGGAGTTTGAGCTGGTGCAGGGGGCGGTGAGGTGCGCGGCGGATCGGGCGTACTTACGCTATGTCGGGCGGATGGCGGAGGGAGCGTTTCCCGCCTTTTTCGATCTGGCGCTGATCACACGCCTTGCGGCGGAATTTTGTGTGCCGCTGACCGAAAGTACGTCGCGGGCGGAGTATCTGTTTAAACGCGCCGAGGACCAGTTTCGCAGCGCCCGGCTGGCCGATGCGCAGCAATCAACCCCCCGCGCGATTGGGGATTTCACCCTGATCGGGGCGCGGGGATAAGGGTTTTGACCAACGGGGAGGGGATGGCTATGGCGCGCAGGGTACTGGAAAAGACGACATTTTCGACCGGTGAACTGGCCCCGGAATTGTGGGGGCGCTCAGACCTTAATGCCTATGGCAATGGGGCGGCGCGGTTGCGCAATGTGTTTATTGAACCGAGCGGCGGGGTGCGCAGGCGGCCCGGTATCGCGTTGATTGATGCGGTGTCCGGCCCGGTGCGGTTGATCGCGTTCGAGTTCAATACCGAGCAGACCTATCTGCTGGTGTTTGGGGATTATCAGGGCACGGTTTATCGCGATGGGGTGGCGATTGTCGGGTTTGAAACGCCGTTTGGAATTATCCACCATGCGCTTCTGAACTGGACGCAAAGTGCCGATACGCTGCTTGTCACCCATCCGGACGTCGAGCCGATGCGCCTGACGCGCAAAGGATCGGACGACGGGGCGGGAACGTGGGAGATGACCAACTGGGCGTGGCGGGAAACGGCGGTGAAGCGGTTTCAGCCCTATTATAAATTCGGTGATCCGGCGGTTTCGATCACGCCTTCAGGGACCAGTGGCACGATCAGCATCACGGCCAGTTCGGCCCTTTTTGAGGCCGGGCATGTCGGGACGCGCTGGCGGATACAGGGGATTGAGGGGCAGATTGCCGGGGTTTCGAGTGCGACACTGGCAACCATTACCTTGAAAGAGGCGCTGCCCGATGCCAGCACGACACAGGACTTCGAGGAACAGGTGTTTTCGCCGGTGCGCGGCTGGCCGCGCAGCGTGACCTTTCATCAGGACCGCATGGTGATTGGCGGATCGCGCGATTTGCCCAACCGGTTGTGGATGTCGAAATCGGGGGATCTGTTCAATTTCGATCTGGGCGAGGGGCTGGATGACGCGGCGATTGAATTTGCCCTGCTGGCCGATCAGGTCAATGCGATTACCGGCATTTTCGCCGGACGCCACTTGCAGGTTTTCACCAGCGGATCGGAATGGATGGTAACGGGGGCCCCGTTGACCCCGGCCAATATTCAGGTGACGCGCCAGACCCGGATCGGCAGCCGGGCGGATCGCACGGTGCCGTTGGTCAATGTGGATGGCGCGACGATCTTTGCCGCGCGAAGCGGCCGGGAATTGCGCGAATTCCTGTTTACCGATGTCGAGCAGGCTTATGGGGCGGCGGATTTGGCGCTTTTATCGCGCCATCTGGTGCAGGGCCCGGTTGATCAGGCGTTTGATGCCGATCATCGGCTTTTGCATGTGGTGATGGGCGATGGCAGCCTTGGGACCCTGACGCTTTACCGCAGCGAGGCGATTACCGCCTGGTCGGCGCAAAGCGTTGCGGGGGCGGCGTTTCGCTCCGTCGCGGTGGCGGGCGGGGAGGTTTACCTTTGCCTTGAGCGCGAAGGGAAATTTTACCTTGGCCGGTTTGATGAGGGTTGCGGGCTTGATCTTTCGATCACCGCAGAATTGGCCGAGGGCGAGGAACCACGCCGCCATTGGGGCGGGTTTGATGATCTGGAAAATGTCACTTTGGCCGTTTGGGCCGGTGGCGTGCTTTACCGCGATATCACGGTTTCGGGCGGCACGATCAGCCTTTCGGAAAATGTTTCAACGGTCGTGGCCGGATTGCCGTTTACCCATGAAATTGCCGCCCTGCCACCGGCCGGATCGGATGGCACGCGGGCACATGGGGGCAATGCGCTGCGGCTTGTGTCGGTGACATTCCGGGTGCAGCAGACCGCGCAGTTGCGCGTCAATACCGGGCGGGGATTTCGCGATGTGACGCTGGGTAGAGGACGGAGCGAAGACGCGGCCTATAGCGGTGATGTCAGTTTGCGGGCCCTTGGCTGGCGGCGCGGCAGTGCCGGGCGGGACAATGATGGATTATGGCGGATCGCCGGGGATTTTCCCCGGCCTTTTTTATTGCTGGGGGTCGCCAGCGAATTGGGGGTGAATGACTGATGGGCGCGTTTGCATCCTATGCACCAATGGCACTTTCTGCCCTGCAAACCGGGCAGCAGATTTCATCAAACCGGGCGGACCAGAAAAACCGCGCGGCAGAGACCGAGGCCAACCGGCAGGTCGATATTGCGCAAATCAATGCCAGCGAGGCCGAACGCGCACGCGAACGGGCCGAGGAATTGCGCATCCGACAGGCACGGTTACGCGCACGCCAAGGGGCAGCGGGCCTGCAAAGCGGGGGCACCGGATCGGCCAGTGCGGTTCTGGCCGGGCTTGAAAAACAGGCATTGTCAGAAACGCATGCCGATGCGGATGCGGCGGCACGCAAGCGGGCAGAGGTTAACCGGCAGGCAAGTTGGCGTGAAACATCGCTTTTGCGATCCTTGCAGGATGACACGGTGGCACGGTTGAATGCGTGGTTTGCCCGGCGGGATGGGTGGTGAGGGCTGCGGGGTTTGGTCGCGGGTTTTGAGTGTGCGGTGCTGTTTACTGGATTCCCGCCTGCGCGGGAATGACGGGGGTGGGGTAGGGCCTTTCCGCCCGTTCGTCACTCCCGCATAGGCGGGAGTCCACCGGGCTTGCGGGTTCGGTGGCTGGTTTTGAGGATGCGGCGCGGCTGACTGGATTCCCGCGTGCGCGGGAATGACGAGGTTTTGGGGTAGGGCCTTTCCACCTGTTCGTCACTCCCGCGCAGGCGGGAGTCCATGGGGCTGCGGGTTCGGTGGTTGGGTTTGAGGCTGTGGCACCGCTGACTGGATTCCCGCGTGCGCGGGAATGACGAGGTTTTGGGGTAGGGCCTTGCCACCTGTTCGTCACTCCCGCATAGGCGGGAGTCCAGAGTGGCAGGTTCGGGTTAGTTTTTTTGGGGGGATGAGATGGGCGCGGTATTTAAGGTTGATGGCGGGACGGGTGTCGGGTTTACCGGCGACGGCAAACGTACGGTTTTTCCGTTTCAGTTCGCGGTTTTTGGCAGTGATGATGTGGCGGTGCGCGTTGATGGAAACCCGGTCACGACCGGGTTTCATGTGGCGTTGAATGATGGTGAAGACGCGCCCGGTGGCGCGGTGATTTTTGAGGTCGCGCCATCGGTGGGGGCGGCGATTTCGATCCGGCGGTATTTGCGGTTACGGCGGTTGAGTTCCTATGGCAGTGCGACGTCGCCGCGTGGTGATGCGGTGGATCGGGATTTGGATTATCTGACCGCGGCCCTTGGCGATATTGACTGGGCGATGGTGGGCAGTTTGCGGCTTGATCCCGCCGATCAGGGCAAGGGGGATCTGGCGTTACCGCGGATGGTGCCCGGTCGGGCCCTGGTGTGGAACGCGCAAGGTAACGGGCTGGTGAACGGGCCGGATGCGGGCGAGATTGCATTGGCCGGGCAGCATGGCGCGATGGCGCAGGATGCGGCGAACCGGGCCGAGGCCGCCGGAACGCGGGCGGAAACCGCGCTTGCAGGGTTTCAGAAGCAGATGGCGGGGGCGGCGTTTGACCTTGATCTGCGGGCCCAGAACGTCACGCTTTGGCAGGATGAACGGCGCATGCCGGTGATCGATGCGCCGGGCGACCGGATCATGGATATCCGCGAGACCGGGGCGTTGGTGCGGTTATCGAATGGCGGGCGGTTGAGCCTTCCGGGGGTGAGTGCCGCGCGCAACGGGGTGCGATACCGGGTGGTCAATGGCGATGGCACGATGGTCGATATAAGTGCGGCCAGCGGGGATCAGATTGTGCCGTTGGACGGGGCGGCGGTGCGCAGTGTTTATGCCCTGCCGATCCGCGGCGATTGCGTTGATCTGATCTGTGATGGCGGGCGGTGGTTTGCCGCACCGATCGCGCAAACCGGGCCGGTGGTGAAGCTTTTGCGCACCAATGCGCAGGATATTCCGGCGGGTGGTTATTTCATCGTTGAATGGGATCAGGTGGCAGAGGACAGCCACGGGCTTTATGACGCCGCCCTGCACGGCGTCGGGAGCCTTCCGCCCGGTTTTTACCATGTCGATGCCGGGGTGAATTTCGCGATTGGCGATACGGCGGTGGCGGTCAGTGCCTATGTCGAGCGGCAGGGGCCGGCGGGATGGAGCACGCATTTGCAGGCGTCCGATATTGTCGGGGCGGGCAGCAATGCGACGCAGAGTGTGCGGGTCAGCGGCATCGCCCGGATCGGGATCGGCACGGATAATGCGCTTCGGCTGCGTGTGCGCCATTCGGATACGATTACGCGCCAGATCGCGGCGAGTTCGGGGATGAGCTGGTTTCATCTGTGCCGGGTTGGTGGGTAGGTTTTGAGGCTGCGGCACGGCTGACTGGATTCCCGCATGCGCGGGAATGACGGTTTATTGGGATAAGGCTTTTCCGCCTGTTCGTCACTCCCGCGCAGGCGGGAGTCCATCGGGCGGCGGTTGCCGTGGCCGGTTTTGAGTATGCGGCACGGCTGACTGGGTTCCCCCGTGTGCGGGAATGACGGAAGGAAGTGAGGTCCGCTACATCGTCACTCCGGCGAAAGCGGGAGTCCATGGGGCTGCGGGCTCGGTCGTCGGCTTTGAGGATACGGCACTGTTGACTGGATTTACGCGTTCGCGGGAATGACGGGTGGGGCTGGGCCTTTCCATCTGGCGGCAGGCTCGTTGATCCTGACGACATTTCATCATTTGAAGACGGAGAATGCAAAATGGGCATGCGATATGCGCCATTGGAAAGCTGTCTGCGCGTGGGGCGCGCCAGCCCCAAGATTGTACGCGGATCAGACGGGATTTTGGCCGAGATCGGTGCGGATATGCCGGGCCATGATCATGATGTGCTGGGCCGGGCGCGGGGGCTTTTGATCGAGGCGGCGGCGGTTAATCTGCTGCGCTATTCCGCCGCGTTTTCCAATCCGCTTTGGGAGAAGGATGCGGGGGTGAGTGTGGCGACGTCCGGGGTTGCGGCCCCGGATGGGAGTATGACGGCCACACAGCTTGACCTTCCGGGCGGCACGGCGGGGCTTTATCAGCGGGTGGATAATCTGACTGTGGGGGCGATATACAGCTTTGGCGTCTGGGCGCGGGCGGTATCGGGCACGGCGGAGATTACGCTGGGCGTGGTGAATGGGGCATCTGCCCATGCGGTGAGCCTTGCTGAAAGCTGGCAACGGGTGGGCTTTGCCGAGGCCGCATCGGGCACCAGCCGATACCCAAAAATCAGCACGACGATTTCGGGCAATCCGGCATCGATCCTGATCTGGAATGCGCAGCTTGAGGCCGGGCCGGTTTTGACCAGCGATCTGATCAGCAATGGCATCCCGGCGGCGCGCGCCTTGGATGATGTGATGCTGGAGCCGGGCGACTGGTTCCGGGGCGCAACCGGGCGGGGCACGTTTGTTTTTGATCTTGAATTGCCGACGGCCTGGAGCGGCATCTGGCGGATCGTGCAGATGCATTCGGGGAACCTTAACGATGATCATCTTGATCTTGGCTATGACAGTGCGGCGGATCAGTTGCGGATTTCATTGCGCAAGGCGGGCAGCCCGATCATCACGCAGTCGCTTTATGGCGGGCTTGTGCCGGGAACGCGCACGCGGATCGTGCTGGCGTGGGCGGATGACGGGGTGGCGGTGGCGAAAGCGGGCGCGATTTTGAAATCACCCGGCGGCTTTGCCATGCCGCGCAGTTTCAACACGATCCAGTTGGGGAGTTATGCCGGGCAAAGCGGGGCCTTAAACGGGCATTTGCGCGGGGTTTCCTACTGGCCGGAACGGTTGGGCGATGATCGGTTGATCGCTCTTTCGGCAAATCCCGAAAATTAACCCCATGGAAGCCCCCAAACGAAACAGAGGAAACGGAGGACAGGATGGAGGAACTTGATACGGTGCGGGCGGAGCTTTTGCAAAGCCTGCCCGGTGATATCAGCCGCGCGCGCAACGCCTATCGCCGGATGGCGCAGGCCGCAGCCCTCAAGATGGATGCCAAAAGTTTTGCCGCCCATCAAACGGCGTGCAAGGCGGGGCTTTCGCATCTTGAAGGCCTGATCAAGCTGCTGCGCTGGGCGTCCGGCCCGGATGCGGCGGAGAATGACAAGGCAAAGTCGCCTGCGATGGAGGAGGCGGAGATCAGGAAGCTGATTGCCGAGGCACGGGGGGCGTTGGCGGGGAGTGAGGGTTAG